GAATCACTCTTCCCAGAATGTCATTTGAGATGAATAATGTTAATTATGACTCTTCTCGAAAAACTGGAGTTACACAAACATTTAAAGCATCTGATGGAAATAACATTAAAAAAGTTTTCATGCCAGTTCCTTACAATATTGGATTTGAATTAAATATTCTTGCTAAATTAAACGATGATGCTCTACAAATTATTGAACAAATTTTACCATACTTCCAACCATCATTTAATCTTACAGTTGATTTAGTTAAATCAATTGGAGAAAAAAGAGATATACCAATAGTTTTGGATAGTATAAATTTTCAAGACGATTATGAAGGAGATTTTTCAACAAGACGTGCGTTAATTTATACTTTAGGATTTACAGCAAAAACATACTTATTCGGTCCTGTTGCAGAGTCTTCATCAGGTCTTATCAAAAAAGTTCAAATCGATTACAGTGCAAATACTGATGTTAAGAATTCAAAACGTGAAGTTAGATATACAGTAACACCAGATCCCGTTAATGCAGGACCTGATGATGATTTTGGATTCAGTGAGACTACATCATTCTTCTCAGATTCCAAATCTTACAGTCCTACAAGGCAAACTGATATCTAATGACTAACTATGATCCTATCGACAAGGCTTTGAATGTTAAGTCTGAAATTGTTCCAACACCAGAGGATGTATGTGCATCTAAGAAGGGTCAACTTAAAAAAGTTGAAGATAAAGATGTAGGAAAAGATTATGAATATACAAGAGGTAATTTATATTCTTTAATTGAAAAAGGACAAGAAGCAATCAATGGTATTATGGAAGTTGCTGGTGAGACTGCTAGTCCAAGAGCATATGAAGTTGCAGGACAATTGATTAAGTCAGTTGCAGACACAACTGATAAACTTATGGACTTGCAAAAGAAAGTAAAAGAAGTTGAAGAAGATACAAATAAAACAACAAATAATAATGTGACAAATAATGCCCTATTTGTTGGATCTACTTCAGAGTTATCAAAGATACTGAAAAAAGGTTTTCTAAATAATAAAGAGGCACCGAATCCAAAGAATGAAAAAGTGTAAATCTGGATACTATTATTGTAATACTGACAAGAAGTGTAAACCAATTCCAAAAGGATATCGCATCGGTTATGGTGGTTACTTACGCCAAGAAAAAGACGATGATGATACAAATGGCAAAAAGAAAAATGGCAATGGGAATGGTGGCAATGGAAATGGTAGTAATGGTAATGGTAGTAATGGTAATGGTGGTGGCAATGGTGGATCCAACGGTGGTGGTAATGGAGGAGGAATGAGTGAAGGATCATTGCATAAATGGTTTAAGGGTTCCAAATCTAAAGATGGTAAAGGTGGTTGGGTCAATGTAGTTACAGGTGGAACCTGTGCGAGTGATGAACCTGGTGAGGGTACACCTAAATGCGTCTCTTCTTCGAAGAGAGCAAGTATGACAAAAGCAGAAAGATTATCTGCTGCACGTCGTAAGAAAAAAGCAGATCCTGGTCAACAATCAAAAACTGGTGCTGCAAAAC